AGACTTCTTTCATCTTTTAAATCTACACAACCACATTGAATATAATGATCTTCATAAAGTTTTTCGGCCCTGTCTTCTTTGATCCCTTTTTCATAAACAACGCCGTTATAGTTATCAAAACCACAAACAGCATGACCTAACTCTTTAAACTTAATAGCAGTATGGTAACCAATAAACCCCGCCATACCTGTGATCATTACTTTCACTTTTTCTCTCCAGACAATATAGTTACTTCTGTTTTTCGTAAAGAACATAAAACACTATTAAAATCAAATTCAGGATGATTCTTTACTAATGAGTTAAAATACTCTTTATTTTGCATATTGTCAAATGCTTTTTGATAGATCACAAATACAGATTTGAACTTGTCTAAATTACTAGATACAATCTCTCTATCTTCTATAGGCATTTCGCTCATACTGTACGTTGCTATCAACAAAGAGTTATCGTTAATTTCCCAATCGTCTTGAAGTTGTTTGTATTCAATATTTTTCATTGCACAAGTGTTATTTAAAAATTTCTTTTGAACTTGATTTACTTCAGGGAAGTCGTATATGGTGTACTTACCCTTAAAGCCCAAATCAAAAGTCATCTTGCATAAATTTCCATATCCACCACCAATATCTACTATATGATCAAAGTTGTTGATGTTCCCAAATTTTTCGGAAATTAAACAAATGTTATAAAGAGATTGAAGCGTGACTAGACTTAACCCATTATAAACAATATGTGGACCACCATAGGTAGGCTCTGTAATAAAAGAGAAATTAAAATTGTTATCTTTTAGATAATCATATAATCCTTTTGCTAACTGATAGTAATTATTTCTTGGATGCATAGTATGCGATATTGTCTGTCCTTGCAGAAAATAATCTCCATAAACTTCTAGCTCTCTTTTTATTTTAACTAAAAACTCTTGCCATTTATTACTCATATCAATCCTCTTTCTGCCAAAGCTTTATAGTTTGTTAGTTTGCTTTGTTTCGGTCCACCAGGTTTGGTTTTAGTTCGAATATGAATAATGTATGCATCTTCTACACCTTCATCAAAACTAGAATAGTTCCACTGTTGTCTATCTAGATATGTATTCTCATCTTCTTCTAGCTTTTCCATTGTGGCTAGATGATGCATAATACCTTCGTCAACATTGTGTTGATTAAAGTTTAACATATTAAGAGGCACAATATGTTTACGCAATCTCTTTCGCATATCTCTTTCCAAGCGATAGATAGAACCCCCCCAATAAGGATATTTTGGATCACACAAATGAGGTAAACGTTTACCGATACCTTCTCTTAGGATTGGCTGTACTTTATAGTGTCTACCAATACCACGTGTGTCTGTAAAGATATTCTTTGTCATGCCCTTGCGAGTGAACATGTCCATATCAACCATGACCACAGTATCATAGTCATCAAACTCTTCGTCTAGCATATAGACCTTCTGACACTCAGGTCTGAGATTAGGATTGAATAGATTACCTCTGATCAAGCGATACTCTGCACCACAAAACTCTGCATAGGCTTGCATATTTTCCATAGAGAGCTTTTCGAGTTCTCTCAGGTTACCTGTCCAATGCTGTAGAATAATATTCTTCATCAGATATCTTTCATCAACTCTTCTACGTTCTCGCCTCTGTTAGGCAAATGATCTTTTAAAAAGAAATGAACAAAGTTACATTCTTTGATACGGTTGTTAGCAGTATACAAGCCATTCCATTTCCAGTCAAGCTTTTTTATATTCATCTTTTCTTCTCTGATCCAAACATTAAGAAGCGTTTGATCAGTTGACCATTTCCAAGGTCCAAGTCCGTCAACGAAAGGTTTAAATCTAGGTCTGCGTAAGAACTGTGCAGGTGTTTCGCCATTCAAATATTTTAGCAAACCTTTGTTAAGAACCATGACACCCATGTTCATAAACTCAGCACCTAGTTTATCCCATTTCCAATCCACATTCTTGATTGTGCCGTATTGCATACGTGAATAGTTTGATATTTTATTCTTATATTTGTCTGTGATTGGCATATCCCGCTCAACCACAGCACCAAAATCAAATGTTAAGGGAACATCATCAAAAATAGAGTCCGTAACTTCGGAACGAATGAACACATCCGCATCAATAACTGCTACTTGATCATATGTTTTGAGATATGTAAAAGCATTTTCTTTTTCGTAGATAGGTAAGAACCCACCGTATTTCATATAAGACTCATTGGATCGATTTGTATTAAAAGGATCCGGTCTGATCATCAGAATAGGTTGTCGTTGACGGATGTAGTCTGCACCTATTCTCTCTGCGTAGGCTTTTACTGATGCTGTGCAAAAGTCATATAAATTTTTACGCTTGCCCGTGTATACTTGGTAAATCAAAGTTTTCATAATCTAAACCTATAAATTTTCTATTTTGGTTTCGGTGATCTATTGTATTTAGTCCATCAAAATTAATCTGTTCAATATAGTAAAAGTCATTCATTTTGTTTTGTTTTGAAAAATTTAAAGTGATACCTATGTGACCATCGCTATTCACTGTAATTGGTTTACACACAGCGTTTGAAATTAATCTTTCTGCAACTGTAGGAGTTATATAATAACCAGATCCTGGCGCTATATGTTTACCCTTATTACCGTAATCTCTGTTTATAAAAGATAGAAATTTATATCCTTCATTAGACATGTCAGGTAAAGGTTTTACCAATTTTGAATCATGTTCTATAATTACCACTGGAGTTTTTTTACGTAAACACGCACACCATAATTCAAAGTGACTATACCAAACAGCCTTTTCTGTAGAAGTAAACTCTCTTTTTCTCAACCTACCAAACTCAAGTTTGTTTTTATACACTAAGTCTTTTGGCGTCACGGCTTCAAAAATTTCAACTTTATGATTAAATTTTTCCCATGAAGGTAGAACACTTCTCTGATACATCACAGATATAGGATGCCCACTCATAGCAATCATCATAATTTTATATTTCATGTTGTAGGTCTAAAAGATCTTATGATTTCTCTTGGTGGTTTCTGTGTCATTTTTCTAATAATATTAAAATTCTGCGCCTTATCTAATATGTCTTGCGCTCCAAAATTATTGAGAACAGCAATATCTTTATCATGATACCAAGTAGAATCTAACCTTCGAATTCTTCTTGGTATATCCTTAGTCAAGCTACTTGAACTAAATGCCACAATAAACATATTTTCAAGTATCCTAGCTTTCTTTAAAACATTGGCAAAGGTGTACCACTCATAAACTCCTGCTATTCCCATTGTTTCTTTTCTGACAGGAAGATCTATGCCAAGCTTTCTAACAGAATCGTTTATCTGATCTAATGTAACATAGTGCTGTATACTAATGTTGTCATAACCAAACACACGAAATTCATGCTCAACTCTCTTTTTACCTTCCATACTGTACATGTCGTTTGGATCACATATAATAAACACCTTAGTGTCTTTTGGAAGGTATATTGGATCTTCTGTAAAATCTGTCATCTGTAATCGTCCAAATTAAATTTTGTTCCATACATTTTATAGTTTTCACGTCCATGATTAGTATACACCAAAACTTCAGGATCGTCAATTAAGAAATCACAGTCCTTACAGTAATTTGGGAAGTCTCCCATTTCATGTTGCTTTCTCAGTGTATTATAAGCGTCACCATACCAAATATCTTCAAGTGTGTTAAGTGAACCGTGTCCTAAAACAGCTTCATCATCCCTACCTAATACTTGGCAGCAAGGATGGATAGCACCGGTATTGCCATCAAGCCCACCAGCACGGATAACGAGATCAGGGCTGAAAGGGCGTCCACAAGTTTTCTTTTTACCAACTCTGTCATATTCAGGTTCATATACTCCACTCCAATTATGCATTTTCCAAATTTCAGTTTTGACATTAGCAGACTTGACAATTTTTTTGTACTCTTCAACTTCATAATTAATATTATCATTATCTAATATCAGATGATATGTTGCAACAACACAGTTAGATTTAGAGCGAACAACATATCGTTTCATTTCGTGTAGATTAGACAAAACTCTATAGAAATTCTCACTATTCATCCACTCTTTATATTTATCATAATTGTAGCCTATGATACTAAATCTAAAAAAATCTAATCCTGCATCTACACATTCTTCCATAAAGTTACCATTCATACGATAACCATTTGAAAAGATTACGCACTGTGCATTATATTTTTTTACTATTTCAATATACTTCGGTAAGTCAAGAGATATGGTAGCTTCGCCTGATCCATCTAGGTTTACAACATTTAACCCTGCTTCTGCACATTCAGCGACATACCTTTCAAATTCACTTAAAGGCATTTTACGCATCCAATTTTTACCACGTGCGCCTGTAGTCCCATCAGGGTGTGTCTGTGGACACATTTGACATGTGTAATTACAACCACCTTGTATTTCTATAACTGCCCTATCTATTTGCATCTCACCATCCATTTACAAAATTAAAAAAAACTCTCTTGTAGGTTTCAACTCTTTCGGTTGCCGCTTCTATTGTATATTCTAATTTTTTTAAGTCTCTATCTATATAGAAATTATTTTTTGTAACAATTGCAGCAGGAGTATGCCAACTAGATATTGAAGATTCGCTTATCACTATATGAGGTTTAAACAAATTCTTGCTGATGTAGTGCCACATTCCTTCATATGATAAACAGCATTCACAAGTTTTTATATGATAAAGTGCTTCTCTGATAGGAGTTCTATAATCTATTTCTACTACATCATAGCCAAAATCTCTTAGTCTATCTAAAAGTCTGTCCCACTCCCAATCTAGTAATATCATTTTAGAATTACCGACTTGCTGACTCGCATTAAAAGTTGGACGCCAGATTACAATCTTGCCATATTGCGGAGTCGTGTCTATTGTAGGATCTAGCGCCCAATACCTATATAGTTCTGATCTATTTCTTCTGGTTATACCTTGATAAAATTCTTTATACAATGCATAGTCATCACTTTCAAAAACATATTCAACATCGACAATATCCTTCCACATATACCTATCACGAATATATTCTACTCTTTCAAATACACTCTCAGGATCTTCATAATGATGAACATAGTCTTTATTGTGAAAAAAATGCAACTGAAATTTGGTTGGCTTCTGATTAACAAATGCTCTCATATAAGCAATGTTAAGGCCATACATACTGTCTCCAATTCCGACAGTAGTTTTCCATCTTATGGTATCTAATCCATAATTATCACGCCAATCACTTATCCAATATTCCCATAGGTTGCTCATAGTATGCGACAATCTCTTTTGCTAATTCCATAGCAGCCTCAAAGTTTTTACGAAATCTATTATTTTTATGACCATGATCAATAAACTTCTTTAGATTATCTATATCACTTTCATAACTATGAAGATCAAATGATTTTCGATAACTTACGAGACATTCCCATTGATAACGCTTGTTTAGAATTTCTTCAATTGTCATAATTACCTTCCATTTTAAAAAGACCCATTATACCAGGTGAAATCATAGTATAGTTTTGTTCTGAACTGTATTTCTCATTAACATAAAAGAAATACTTAGGTTCATATTTTTTACCGTATAATCTATATACGTTTCTAGCTGCCTTACGAACATCAACCATCTCTAAGTTATCCATTAATATGTATCTTGGTTTTATTTTCATACAAGAACTAAGATCTCTTGTTGGACTATCTCCTGTGTGCATTCCATCTACAAAGATCAAATCAATATCATCATGTCTATGCTCTTTACCCCATATAGGCTGTTGATAAAAAGTATGCTGAGGCCAAAACTTTTTTATTTGTCTTGCGTTAATTTTAGAAGTATCAGATGGATCATAGCTTGTCAAGGATTCTAGATTTTTAAATACAGTCATCATTACTAAAGATGCATGACCAGCCCACATACCAATCTCTATGACCCTTTTAGGATTAATCAGTTCTTGTATTTCTATCCACGGATTAACCATGTCAGGATTAGTTAGATCTGTACCACCCCAACTGTCCTTTGGAAATATTAAATAATGATCGTCAATGTTTAAAAGATTTTTCGCCATAATTTTCTATCATTTTTCTGTCAACGTTGAAATCTAAATTAGTTGCTATAATAGTTTTTCTTTGGTTACTTATAATTTTAGGTGAACGGTGCACTAAAAATGTCGGAAAAAATATAATATCACCTTCCTCTATATTAAATTGTCCGTAGTTTAAGAACTCAGTAGATTCAGTTATCTCAGGAAGTTCTAAATAATACACACAAGCCCAATGACCATTATGCTGATGCCAACCAAAATCTGAATTTTGAAAGTATTGCTGAAACCAATATTTTTTGTACTTAAGACTTGGAACTAAACCATACATCTCTCCAAGCTCAACAGCATACGGATATAAAAGTTGATCCATTAGCGTAGCATAAGTTCTTGGTGCTTTTGGTATATTATAATCGTAATAGTAACCCTTTTCATTTAATTCAATATTATTTTTTTCTATCATTTCTTCGATAGATTTTAAAAACATTGGTTTATAATGATCGTGTGAAGTAGCTTTGAAAATATGTACGAAGTCAGGATTATCCCCGTAGTTGCTGCGGCTCAAGCTCTTCATAATCATACTCATCGTCATACATAACTTCGTTTAGCATTTTTCTATTATTGATATTAGATGAAACTTCTCTAATACGTAAATCCTTTTCAATAGACTCAGACTTGTGTTTACCACGTTTTTTGTTACGTGAATCGAATCTAGAATATTTTGCCATTTTTTCCTCTTAGTATCCTAACATTTCTTTTGTCATTATATAATCTCTTACAAAATCAGAACGTACAATATCTTCCCAACCAAAATTTACTATCGTGAAGTTCTTTAACTGTTCTACTATTTGTAAAAATCTCATAATACCACTTTTCTCATCATCAAATTTAAAATCACTTTGTTTATAATCACCACAGAAAATTACTTTACTATGCTTACCCACACGAGTGATTACAGAATCTAACTCATGAAAGTTTAGGTTCTGCATTTCGTCTACTACTATTATAGAATTATCGTATGTGGTTCCTCTAATAAATGACGTTGAGTCAAATACTATTTGATTTGAAGTTAACATTTTACTATAAGAACTTTTATCGCCAAACAATTCTTGGCATATATTTTTATATGGGGAAGTAAAAGCATCTTCTTTTTCTTCTTTGTTTCCTGGTAGAAACCCCATGTCTCTTGTTGGAACCATGGATCTTATGATAACTAGTTTTTCATATTCTTGATCGTCTAGCACATCTTCTAAAGCAAGATATAGAGCAATAAAGGTTTTTCCTGTTCCCGCCGATCCAGTGAGAACCAAATTATCCCCCTCATCCCATGCCGTGTATGCAGCTTCTTGGTTAGCGGTGAGCGGATCATACTGTAAAAGATCAGCTAACCTTACAGTCATAGAGTTGTTCAAACTCTTGGTGCGTCTAGTCATTTATACATCTATCTTATTATCTGTAGCAGAACCAGACCTTATCTTTCGCAGAACGTCTTTCCAACCGTCACCAGCTTTATTTAGCGTGGAACCATGCTGAGTAACAAAGTTAGGTGTATTCAGCTTTTGCTTCCATTCGCCAGTAGACAGAAGTTTTTCACGTTCTGCTAGAGATAAAATCATTTCCTTTTCTTCACTTGTAGATACGTTTATCATAGTATACGTAGGCATCATTATAACCTTTTTTAATCAGATTGGCAACCCCAATCTTTATATTTTATGCAGCTTCCAACTTTGTTTCGAGAAAATCACGTTTGCGTTTTAACTTTAACACTAGATCCATTTTACCCTTTTCTTCTATTTTATTTATGTATAGGTTTAATTCTTCTAAATCTTTTCTCAGTCTATCAAGTTGGATTCTACTCATACTTTCTCCTATGTTACATATTATTTAACAATTAAATCTGGAAATGCCTCCTGTACAAGTTTTTTGGTAATACCCTTTATAGGCATTTTTTTATTTATCATGCCAACAAGAAGCTCTGCATCTCTTGGATGTACTGTTTCTAATATATCCAAGAATATCTTTTCTCTCTTGACTGCTGGCATTTTTGCACCAGGACCATTTGGAATGAAGTAAGCAAATTTTCTATTATGTTGCATTAGATTGGATGGTACAGATCTCTCATCCGCAGGTTCATATGGCGGCTTACCACCTGGTAAATTCCAAACAACTATTTCATCAAAGGTGCCACGAAGCACATCCTTTAATGCCCAATTGTTTTGATTTGATTTTAAGATATTTATTTTGTCGGTGCGACCTTTAGCTTCAGAAACTTGTTCTAAAATCTCATATACATTATACGTAGTTTTATTTACCATACTAAACGAAGTCCTTTATATCCTCTAATAACATGCGGCAACGTTTCTCCACTAAGAAAGGAAATACTTTACCTCTGTTGTTCCACTTATCTTGCTCTTCAAAGCTATTTAGTATTTTAGATTTTACTGAATTGGGTGTTTCTGTTAAATCTATAAGTTTTTTATTACGACAATAATTTCTATATACCTCATCCCCCATACACTTAAGATCTTCAATCAATTTATCTATTGTTGTTCTTCTCAAAGGTGTTTGGCGTATGCCATCTGCAAAACTATTATCAGGGCTTAAAACGTTAGGTATTCCATCAGAAGCGTCACCTTTTAAAATCAGTTCTAATAGTTGTTTTCGTGGATTGCTCTCATTAATAAACTGTTTCTTTAAGGGAGAGTACTGCCTCACATTATCGTATCTCTGAAGTTGTGCGAAGTCTTTATCAGCAGAAATAATTATAACCGCCTCGTACTGACCAAATTCTTGTGTTCTTTCTACAAGAGTCGCAATAACATCATCAGCTTCGCATTCATCAACTAATATCGTTTTGTACGGAAAATTATCACTAATCTCATCATATACTTTGTATATAATTCTATAAAGTTCATTCCAATCAACATCTGACTTAGATTTGCTTTCGGATCTTTTGTACTTGTAGTTTGGAAACACTTCTTTACGCCAATTATTTTTTCCATCACCACATATAATTAGTTCACCATACTTATCTTTAAAACTGTTTCTATACAATCTTAAACTGTTAAGTATGGTGTGTCTAATTAAATTTTCGTCAAGATCGTTCTTATATTGAAGTCCACTTGCAATCGCAACAGCATTATAATCTATCAGTATCATATGTTCATCTCGCTAATATATCCACCCATCTAAAAGGGTTTAATTAATTATATACTATTTTTATGATTCGTCAACTGTTTAATGTTAATCTATCGTATTCTTCTCTGTCAACGACACCTTCACGTAAAAGCTTTTCTCTATTAGCCATATGCTTCATTTGAATTTCTTCTTT